ATGCGCAAGCTGGACAACCAGGACATCGAGTGGACCGGCGTAGCGCAGCAGGCCATCGTAGGCGCAGCACTCGGAGGCTTCGGCCACCTGATCCACACCAAGATGATGGGCCGCGACGACGCGCACGTTGTGCAAGGTGCCGAGGGCAACCTCCAGGCGACGGTGGACAACGCCGTGGGCCGTGTCTCCGACCCCGTACGCGACAACAACGGTGGCACCGTCGGCAGTGGCTTGACCGAAGTGGCAGCGCACGACCCGATCGCCCACCTCCAGGAGCAGCCCCGGCTGGTGTCTGTCCGTGAGGACGGGACACTGGCGGACCCCAACGTCGGCAAGGTCGGCTACCCGGACGTGGCATCCAACGCAGGCCGGGACATCCTGGCCGAACAGCAGCACCTGCACGCTGTGCCCGAGTACGGCACGATGGCCCGCGAGCAAGGCAAGGTGGGCGACCTGCGCCGTGCAGCATCGAACGACACGTTCACGGCCAACGTCGCCGAGATGTTCAAGAAGGACCGGGGTGAGACGGGCGCGGTACGAGCCGAGTACATCCGCGAGCAAGGCGTGGCGAAGAACGCGACCGAGCCGCTGGCTTCGACGCAAGGCATCCGCGCTGAGCTGGCTCGAATCGCAGACAGTCAGGACTCCCTGGCCGCGTCTCTGGCTGTGCGCTTGCGCGACTCCATCCGTGACGACGTTGGCTTCCTCCGCACGGAGCACGAGTCCAACGGCGGAACGTACAGCCTCTCCAACCACTCTATCCGGGTGGGCAAGCAGGCCGGCGACTTCGTTGTGCTGCACGAGGCTGCGCACGCGGCCACTGCGTACAAGCTGGAGTACGGCTTGAGCAACCCGAACTCGGCTCACGGTAAGATCGTCAAGGAGCTGGAGGCGCTGCGCGAGGAGGCCATGGCCGCGTTCAAGGAGAACGACCGCATGGCGAAGCACTACCTCGGCAACGTCCACGAGTTCGTGGCTGGTCTGTTCAGCGGCAAGTCCGAGTTCATCAACCTGCTCGCCGGCATTCGGAAGGAGGGCCAGTCCATCCTGGGTCGCCTGTTCAACGGCGTGCGTCGCCTGCTCGGCCTGGACGTGTCCGAATCGTCGGCCCTGGCGCGGGCCATGAACCTCACCGACCGCCTGCTTGACGAGCCCCTGAGCACGACGGTGCTGCGCAGCGACGGTCGCCACTTCTCCGTGCTGCAAAGCCCGAACACGCTGCGCGACGAGTCCAAGGCATCGCCACTGGTGCAAGCCTTCGGCCAGCACATCGCTGACCACAAGGAACTCAAGACGGACGTGTCCCGCCGCGCCGAGGCGTGGTACGGCAAGTCCAACATCCTGTGGGACACGCCGGGCCTGGGCAAGCTGCGCCGCGCGCTGGATTCGGTGGGCCTGCGCCTGGGCATGTCGGATTCCAAGGGCGTGCGCCTGTGGTCATCCATCCTGGGAGAGTCCGCCACTGGCATCAACCGCCAGCACGCGAACTCCGCAGCCATCGACAAGATCAGGCTGACGCACCTGTACAAGCAGGGTTTCATCGAGCTGTACAACCAAGTCCTCCCTAACCTGCTGTCCGGCAAAGACAAGCTCAAGCTGGCAGCGGGTGGTGGCATGGAGGCCGAGAAGGCGATTGGACGCAAGGTGGCAGAGCTGCGCGAGGCGAAGCGCAAGGAACGACTGGCGGGGCGCGACAGCGGGAAGTACGAGGACACGCCGTACGGCAAGCTGGCCGCAGCCCTCGACGGCTTCTGGCGCAACATCACCGAGGACTCCCTCCAGGCGGGCGAGGCCCTGGGCACGGCCATCCACAACGGGATGGGCTGGCAGGGCCACATGCCGTACCGGTGGGACTGGTCGGCCATTCTGGATGCGTACCACAACGACGCGGCGCGCTTCAACGAGTTCAAGGGCCTGCTCCGCGAGCAGTACGTGTCGAAGGTGCTGGACCCGATGATGGCGAAGCTTCGCGACGTAGGTCCGCAGACGCCCGAGGCGTTCGACACCCTGCATGCACAGGTCATGGAGAAGGTCCGCAACCTGACAGACCGCTACGTGGACATGGTGATGCGCAGCCCCGAGGAGCGCATCCAGCACACCGACAACCACTTCCAGGCCATCGCAGGCGACCTGCTGGCCGAGGACTGGAAGAACGCGAAGGTGACGCCGGACATGATTACCTCCTTCAAGCAGAAGCTGGCGGAGATTCGTGACGACCGCACCCGCACAGAGTTCGACCTCCTGGCGCAGACGGCCAATGGCGTGTCCCTGATGGACTTCCTGGACACGGACCTGGGCCGAATGGTCAACGGGAACGCCTCGAAGTTCGCAGGCGGCATCGCCCTCGCCCGCCGTGGCCTCAAGAGCGCAGAGCACATCGACGCGCTCAAGGAAGCCCTGCGCCGCGACGGCGCGACCCACAAGGACATCGACGACATCGACTTCCTGATCCGCAGCCACCAGGACCGCCTGAACAACGGCGAGTCCGCCGTGGCCTCCATGCTCCAGATGGGCGCGCACATGTCGATGATGGGCAAAATCGGCCTGAATGCCTTGGCCGACGCAGCAGGCGTGGTGTCCGCGGTCGGTGTGCGCGGGCTGTTCAAGGTGCTCGGTACCGGCTTCTCGAAGCTGGACACGCCGCTCATCAAGCAACTGGCCGAACAGGCTGGCAGCCTCCTGGGCGTGGACTACCGCCTGCACATGCAACAGACCTCGGAAGGCCACCTCCGCCCGGAGGGCCTGCTGGCCGAGGGCAGCACCTTCCGCCGCATGATGGACAAGGGCGTCAACGCAGTGAACCACCTGTCGGGCCTGAACCTCGTCGGCAAGATGATTCACCGGGGCCTGCTCCCGGCCATCACCGAGGAAATCTGGCAGCACCTCGCCACCGGCAAGTCCGTGATGGGCGACCGCCGCTTCGCCGACCTGGGCTTCCAAGCCTCGGACATCGAGCGCATCCAGGCACAAATGGCGAAGTACGACGCTGGCCGGGCCAAGGGCGACGCGATCAACTGGGGCAAGTGGGATGACCAGCACGCGGCAGATGCCTTCATCGGCGTACTGCATCGGGCGACGTTCCAGTCTATGCAGCGGGCCATGATCGGTGAGGCACCGCGTTGGGCAGCGGAGGGTACGCTCGGCGGGATCATCAGCCAGTTCCGCCGCTCGGGCCTCCTGGCCTCGGAGAAGCAAATGATGCGCAACCTGTTCATCAACGACTCGAACACCTACACGGCGTTCACGTTTGCGACGGCCTGGGGCGCGATGCTGTACCAGGCCAAGGCGTACAGCAACACCATCGGCATGTCGGAGCAGCAGCGGGACAAGTATCTCAAGGAGAACCTGTCTGGCTACAAGCTGGCAACTGGGGTGGCCGTCATGGTGAACATGGCGGGCCTGCTGCCCGATACGATGGACGCCGGTGCCCTGATGTTCGGCGGACAGACGCACGGCAACAGCGGCCCGGTTGCGGCCCTCGGCTATCTCCAGAACCTCGGGCGCGGTGTCTCCGCTGTCGGCAACATCGCCTATGGTGCGGCCACTGGCCACAAGCAAGGCAGTGTCGATCCGGTGGATTACATGAAGGAGGTGAAACAGGGAACCCGCTGGGTGCCCGGTGCAAACACCATCTTCGGGACGGCGTTGTCGAACGAGCTTGTGAACAACCCCTAACCTCCGGGCCACCCTCGGGCGTCCCTCTCCTTTTTGTGTCCCCAAAAGACACACAACAGGAGAATCCGATGGGCACACTGGACCCGTGGATCAACTCGTCCACCGGGGACGGCTACCGGAACTCCGTGGTAGCCCTCCCGGGGGATGGGTCAAAGACCACCTTTGATTTCAACTTTGGTGGCGGCTACATCGACAAGTCGCACATCAAGGCTTACACATACGACACCTCGAACGGGCATACGCAACCTGTGCCGTTCACATGGGACCACCCGAACACCATCCGGGTGGTCCCGGCCCCGGCTACAGGCATTCATGTGGTCATCTACCGTGACACGCCCAAGTCGCAACCGCTGGTGGATTTCAGCACCAACGCCAGTATGACCGAGAAGAACCTCGACCTAATGGCGCAGCAGGCGATCTTCGCCGCCGCTGAAATGGTTGACCGGTTCGACTCGATCAACGCCGGGTCATCGGAAGCCATCGAGCGCAGCGTAACAGCGCTGAACACCGCTAACACGGCGCTGTCTAACTCGAACGCGGCGACCGCTACGGCCAACAGCGCCGCTACCAGCGCGACAGCCGCTGTCGGCACGGCGAACACAGCCAGCGCGGACGCAACCAACGCGCTGAACACCGCCAACGGTATCGACGCGAAGGCCACCATGGCGCTGAACAGCTCCGCCTCGGCTGTGACCACAGCGGATAGCGCCTCGGCCACTGCCAACGGTATCGATGCCAAGGCGCAGCAGGCCCTGGATACAGCGAACGTAGCGGCAGCGAATGCTGACGGGCGCAAGGATGGAACACTCGTCTCGTTTGACCACCTCGATGGAAACCGGGTGTGGAACGGGCTCACGCTCAATGCAGGCCACCGCACAGCGCCTGGAAACTTGCAGTGGGCGCTGATCGGCGACGTAAACGACACATTCGCAATCATGTCTTACGCCGCAGGATCGGTGTTCAACTACGCGCCATTCCGGGCCTACCAGACCGGCAACGTAGTCGTGATGAGCAACGCTCCATCAGCCGCTACGTTGGACGTGTCGTCTCACCGCATCGTCAACCTAGCGAGCCCAACCGGCACCCAGGACGCAACCACCAAGGGCTACACGGACACCCAAGATAGCCAACGTGTGGCAAAGACCGGTGACACGATGGCCGGCGGGCTGTATGTCAACGAGACGTACGGGGTGTCCGAGCTGCACGGCGGGTCAATCGAGGTGTACTCCTCAAGCGGCCCGTACATCGACTTCAAGCGCAACTCTGGCGACGACTTCAACTTCCGCATTCAGCAAAACTCCGCAGGCACACTACGGGTTGGGCACAGCGGTGGAGCCTACGTCGAATTCCCGAGCGACGGCAACATCTACACAAGCAAGGGCGGCTGGTATCTCGTTGACAAGATGAATACCAAGACCACCGGGGATACCTGCTCGGATGTTGGCTTCGTCGGCGGCAGCGTGAGGCGGCCATACATGCGGAACACCGGGGACAACTCGGTGCGCACGCTGGTAGTGAACAACAGTGCGAACGGTGTAGAGATTGGTTGGCAGGGTAGTCGACTGCACGCCTATGTAGACGGCATTGACCAGGGCGACGTGTGGACATCAGCCGCAGCGTCAAACCTTGACCGGTCGTTCTACTCGGGCGACGGTGCCCGCATCGGCCGCTCCTGGCTGCCGGGTAATGGATTCCTGTCCATCACGGTGGACGGTACAGGGTACGGCATCACCATCAACCCGTCCGATGCCCGCCTCAAACAGGACATCGCACCGTCCGCAGCGGACGCCCTGTTGAAGCTCAAGCAGATCAAGCTGTACAGCTTCCGGTTCCGAGACGGAAACATCATGGACCCGAGCCGGACGCACGAGATTGGATTCATCGCGCAGCAGCTCCAGCAAGTTGATCCGACGTTCACTCTCGGTGACGCCGGCATGATGCTGTCCCCCGCGCAGCTACCAATCCTAGCCACCGCCGTTAAGGCGATTCAAGAACTGTCTGCCCAGGTAGGCCAGCTACAAGCCGAAGTGGCAGCCCTTCGAACGTAACTCCCATGATCCACGACCCAAAAACCACCATGGTAGTCGGGACTGGCGGGGCAACCTATACCTTCCTGAACCTTCCATGGGCCGGGATCGCGGGTTTCCTTACCGTTCTGTACCTCGCCATCCAAATCATCGGCGCGCTGCCCAAGGCGCGTGACGCCATCAAGGAACTGTTCAAGTGAGCAAAGCGAGCACGACTGAACTTGAGTCGCTGCACGCCGAAGTTGCCAAGGAATTGAAGCGGCGCATCACCGCAAACGAAGCGTCCGCCGCCGACATCGGCGCAGCGATCAAGTTCCTGAAAGACAACAGCATCACCGCCGTTATCGAGGACAACTCGACTATGGCAGCCCTGCAAGAGAAGCTGCGCGCCCGCCGCGAGAAGCGCTCCGCAAAGACCACCGTACCCACTGACGCGATTACCGAGGCCGACCTCGGGGACATCGAGGGCTTCAACCACGTCCACTAGTGGCGCGCGAGTCAGAAGAACTCGCACTCCAGCGCTGGGCAATGCTCGACCTCGTGCGCGAGGCGTACCCCACCTTTGTTCCGTTCCTTCACGACGTGATGGAAGAACTGGGGTTCTCCACCACGCGCATTCAGGAAGACATTGCCGAGTTCCTGGAGTACGGGCCGCACTACCTGATGATTCAGGCACAGCGCGGGCAGGCAAAAACCACCATCACCGCAGCATTCGCCGTCTGGTGCCTCATCCATGACCCGAGGCTGCGCATCCTTGTAATCTCGGCGGGTGGCACGCAGGCCAACGAAATCTCCACCCTCATCGTTCGCATCATCATGACGATGGACGAGCTGGAGTGCCTGCGCCCCGACCGCAATGCGGGCGACCGCACATCCGTCGAAGCGTTCGATGTGCACCACTCGCTCAAGGGCCTGGACAAGTCCCCGAGCGTGGCGTGCGTCGGCATCACCGGCAACCTGCAAGGTAAGCGCGCCGACCTGCTGATCGCGGACGACATCGAGTCCGCCAAGAACTCGCAGACCGAGCACCAACGCGAGACGCTGCTGCAACTGACACGGGACTTCCCGTCCATCTGCGCGACGGGGCGCATCGTGTACCTCGGCACGCCCCAGTCGATCAACTCCATCTACAACACGCTACCAGGGCGCGGTTACACCGTGCGCATCTGGCCGGGCCGTTATCCGACCAAGAAGCAGCGAGAGAACTACGGCGACATGCTCGCTCCGATCATCCGCAGGGCCATCGAAGACAACGAGGACTTGCAGATCGGCGGCGGCATCTTGGGCGACCAGGGCATGCCGACCGACACAGAACTCCCAGCAGGCACCGAGGAGTTCCTGGCGAAGAAGGAGGCCGACCAAGGCCCGAGCTACTTCCAGCTCCAGCACATGCTTAACACCAAGCTGGCAGATGCTGACCGCTTCCCGCTGCGCCTTGCCAAGATTCAAGCCATGCGGTTCGCGGATGCGTTCCCGCTGTCTGTCACTCCGGGCATCCTGGAACACCAGACGATCAAGTACGAAGTCAACGGGACCACGTACACCCTCGGCACCCCGTCGCACGTCTCCGACGAGCGCACCGCCCTGCAAGGCATCGTCATGCACGTTGACCCGGCAGGCGGCGGCAAGAACGGGGACGAGACGGGCTACTCCGTTGTCGGCTTCTTGAACGGGACGATCTACGTCTTGGAAGTTGGCGGCATCAAGGGCGGCTTCGATCCATCCGGCTTCCGCACGCTGGCACGCATCGCTGTGAAGTGGGGCGTGAACCGAATCCTCGTCGAGAAGAACTTCGGCAACGGTGCGTACCTGCACACGTGGCTACCGATCCTGCGGGCCGAGTACCCGGCAACACAGGGTCAAGGCTGTGTGATCGAGGAAGTGTGGGAGTCCGGGCAGAAGGAGCTACGGATCATCGACACCCTGGAGCCCGTCATCGCTCGTGGCTCCCTCGTCTTCAACGACGACATCGCACGCAACGAGGCTGCATCCCTTTCCGCCTACCCCGCCGAGAAGCGGGCCAGCTACTCGATCTTCCACCAGATCGCCCACGTCACGCGCGAGAAGAACGCCCTACAGCACGACGACCGATTGGACTCCCTCGCGTCGGCGGTGCGGTACTGGGTCACGCAGATGGGCATCAACCAGCAGCAGGCGATCCAGCAACAGCAGGAGGCGCAGTTCCGTGCGTGGCAGAAGAACCCGCTTGGCTACAACCGCATGTCTCAAGGCCCCTCGACCCGAGGTGGCTCCCTGTTCAACAAATACCGGAGGTAACTCATGCTGTACGAAAAGCTGCCGAACGTCGGCCCCTACGTGACCAACGGCTTCGACCTGCGCGTTGACGCAGCCCGCGCCATTTCCGCCGTGGAAATCCAAGCGGGCTACGGTGCCTCGGGCCAAGGCTCGGCACAAGCGCTGCGCGATTTCTTCGTCGCCTGCGCGAACGCCTGCAATGCCGTCGCCCCGGCAGCCGACGCGGCCAAGACCGTGAAGCTGGCCTGATGGAACCGTCAGCCGCCAAGCGAGCGACTGCGGCGCTGGTGGCTGCTGCCCTCGTCGTGATCGGGCCAATCGCGGCCTACTTCGAGGGCACACGGTACGAAGCCTACCCCGACCCTGTACACGGGTGGGCCGTACCCACCATCTGCCGAGGCCACACCAAGGGCGTCTCTCGCGGCATGAAGGCTACACGTGCGCAGTGCGAGGCGTGGTTCCACGAGGACATGTCCGAGGCCGCGTACTACGTGCTGCGCTACACCACCGTCCCGCTGAACAAGAACGAGCTGGCCGCGTACTCCGACTTCGTGTTCAACGTTGGCGCGGGCAACTTCAACAAGTCCGCCCTGCTCCGCAAACTGAACGCCGGCGACCGCGTGGGTGCGTGCAACGAGCTGCCCCGGTGGGTGTACGCCAAGGACAAGAAGCTACCCGGCCTCGTGAAGCGCCGCGCCGCCGAGCAGAAGCTGTGCCTCATGCTGGAGACTGCATGACCACAGTGAACCGATTCCTGGCCGCGCTGGTCGCGGTGCTCTCCGCCGTGGGTATCACCGAATACCTCCTGTGGCAGCACGCCGCGAGCAGGGCCGATGACGCAGAGGCATCGCTCAAGGCGGTGCAGGCCGAAAACGACACCCTCCGCAAAGACCTGAAATCAACTCGGGCCTCCCTGACTGCCCGCTCCGCCGCGCTCTCCGCTGCGAAGAAGGCCCAGGAGGACCAACGACGGAGGCTAGACCATGAGCTGCAAGAGAACCCTGCTTGGGCTGGCGCTGCTGTCCCTGACGCTGTTTGGGACGGCCTGTACGCCAAAAGTGCGGATGGAGCGTCTGCTCCCGCCGCAAGAATTACTCGCTGATTGCGAGCACGCCACCGCACCGGACGAACGGACCAACGCCGGGCTGGTGCGGTGGCTCAAAGACGAACAGTACGCCATGGACGTATGTAACGCCGACAAGGCAGCGCTGCGCGCCTGGGCACAAGAAAGGTGACCTAGCCGAGCTTATCGGCCAACTTGGAGGCGTCCAGGTGCGTGTACCGCAGTAGCATGCGGGTGTCCTTGTGCCCGGTGATGGACGCCGCCTCCACCACGTTCAGCCCCTTCTCGAACAGGCGACTGGTGGCCTCGTGCCGCAGGTCGTGGAAACGGAAGTTCTTGATACCGGCACGCTCGCATGTGCGGATGAACGCCCGCTTGACGGCCTCGGTGGTCAGGTCCGTGAACACCCGCCCACTGCGCTCGCCCTCTGGCGTGATGCTCTCCAGGACTTCGACAGCCCTGCGGGACAGCGGGACGGCTCGCCCGTGTCCGTTCTTCGTCTGGCCTTCCATCAACCGGATGGTCCGCTTAGGCAAGTTCACCCGCTCCCATTCAAGCCTGACCAGTTCTGACTGGCGCATGCCTGTCTCAAGCGCAAGCTCAACGATGATCTGGAGATAGCCCCCTCGTGTATCCGTACAGGCGGAGAACAGCGCAGCCTGTTCCCGTGCGGATAGGCGACGGTCGCGCGGCGGTGGATTCTTCGGTCGGGTGACATCCTTTACCGGATTATTGCCCACGCTTATGCCCCACTCTTTCCTGGCCGTGTCCAGAATGTGGCTGATGCTGTTTAACTCGCGGTTCACGGTGCTGCCCGCCACAGATTTGAGACGGACATCCTTGTACGCTCGAATGTGCTGGGCCGTGAGGGCGTCCAGTCGTATCTTGGACAAGGCGGCGCGCTGTAGGGCACGCAGGCGGGTAGCCTCCACGGATGCCCCTTTCTTGTGGGGGGTCACTTCCTGGACGTACCTGTCGATCAGGTCGGATAGCGTATGACTGACTGCCAGCAGCGTAGCACTGCTAATACCGAGGCACATCTCTGCTTCGCGCTCTTGTATCCAGCGCTTTGCCTCGGATTCGGTGGGGAAATTCTTGGATAGGGGCTGAAAGCCCTTGCGGCGGACGCGAGCCTGAAAGGTCGTTTTGCCTGAGTTGTCGGTGCGGGCTTGTACGTGGCCCAT